CGGAAAAAAATAATTAAAAACGGAAAAAAATAATTATATTATATATTATAGATGAGGGTAGAACTGATATGATATATGTCGAATATTGTTGCAGCCAACAAATTTGGTGCTGAAGTAGCAAAAAAAAAGAGTATTCCCAATTTAGACCCTGATTTTTTAGTGCCTACCGCTGGCGGCCAATCAATATCAATCGCTGATATTTCCAAAAAACCATATCAATATCATGTTTGGATATATGCAAGCGCCAAAGTAATCGCTGATAATATCAAATGGCTACCCAAAATAACAGAGGATAAAAACGGCGGTGACATAGATTACGAGAACGACCTGCTAGACGTATTCAAATCACCAAATCCCTGGATGCCATCAAGCGTTACATTTTGGGAAGCCGTTATTCTTGGGTTACTATTACCATCAACCCGCGCCGACAATAAAAAGGAAGACACGGGAGGGCAGGTCTTCCTTGTCGGGGTTGATTATTCGGGCAATCCTGTTGATTTTGCAAAGGGTGAAATACCTGATTTAATATTTCCTTACACTGATTCTGTAATTAGAGCCAGAGAAGTAAAGTGCAAAGGCGGCACCCGTTTAGATGGTTGGGATTACGTTAACCCTGTTAATGGCAAGACAGAATTACAGTTCACGCTCGAAGAGGTTATAAGGATCCATTTATACAATCCATACGATTGGTTATCCGGACTGTCTCCCTTTGTTCCTGCTCAATTTGCGATGAGTGAGGATATAAAATCAGATATATATAACGCTCAATCGTTTGAGAATGATGGCACCGTTGCGGGGGTGTTACAGACAGAGCTTGATTTAAACGACACACAATACAGGCAGAACTATAAACGCTGGAATGAGCGTCACGGCGGATCAGGTCGAAACAATACAGTTGCTATACTTGGAAACGGGCTTAAATACCAACAGTTTGGTTTATCGCATGTTGACATGCAATTCACTGAGCAAAAACAATTCAACTTTGAAAAGTTTGCCGCTGCGTACAAGTTAAACAAAATTGCCTATGGTAAGTATGAAAATATCAACTTTGCTACCATAAAAGAGGGTCGGAAACTACTATGGCAGGACACATACAGACCACTTGACCAGCTTATAACGGTATCAATACAAAATCAATGGTGCAACAATTGGAATAATGGCAATCAAATATTTAGATCAGATTATACAAATGTCGATGAACTAAGACCAAATTATAGCACAGCTTCTAAAAATGCCAAAACAATGACAGAAATGGGTCTGCCTGCATGGAGAGCGTTTCAATTAAACGACATTCCACTAACAGGTCAAGATTTATCAGACTATCCCTGGTTAAACGAACAGCCAATACAGAAAACAGCAGCGCCACCCATGCCTGAAAAGTCTATTAACGTAACCAAATCGCTACAAAAAGAGATGCTATCAGAGGAAGAAAAGGCTGCAATTAGCCTTGATTATATTAAAAGGGTTCTTGATCCGGGGGAGAAAAAGTGGCGCGATGCCATGGATAAATTTTTTGTAAGCCAACGAAACCAAATGCAGGATTTGGTCGATAAGTGGCTGAAGAATCAAAAGGCTATCCCCACAGAAATAGACAAGAGCGTTTATTTAATCGCATATTGGAAACAATTAAATATAGACCCATCGGCGTTTTTGCTTGAGCCAACAGGGGAAAACAAAAAGCTGGAAAAAGTATTCCGGCCCCTTGTTAAAGATCAGCTCATACGTGAAACCGCCAGACTAAAGGAAGAGTTGGGTGCGCTCATATCTTTCAACGTTGATGAAGATATGATTGATGACATGGTAAAGGCCCGCATAGAAGATATTAAGCAAATCAATACCACTACATTTAAAATGGCTAATAAAAAAATAGGGTTAGCCATTGAACAGGCAATTAAAGACAACGACACACCACAGGAAGCGGCTAAAAAGATTAAAGAAGCTATATCAGACGTTGGTGAGGTCCGTAAAAACCAGAGTATGACAATAGCCAGGACTGAAACCGGGACCATTTCAAGCTCAACACGCTTTCAAGCCTTCAGGATTGAGGGCATAGAGTATACTGAATGGTTAACGGCGGGTGACGAAAAGGTCAGGGACTCGCATGTAATAGCAGGGAACAGCGGCCCGGTAGAGATAGGCGGTAATTTCCCAGCAGTTAATATGAGATTCCCGCTTGATCCAAAGGGCTTGCCGGGTGACATAATTAATTGCAGGTGTGTAGCTGTCGCAGCGAAAGCACCAAAGGGGTAAATATGACAAAAGAACAAGAAGACAAAATATGGCAAAAGAACAAGAAGACAAAATATGGCAAGAAGTAATGGAAGAGTATTTTAAACTATTAGACGATTTGTATATTAATGGAGACCCTGACTCAATAGAAGAACCGGTAGGGTTGTTAAATGACAAAGGGTGTTTTAATTAGAACATACGATACTTTTATTATATTACACGAGGGCATAAATGGAAATACGGTGTCATGGTAAGAAAAAGATAGGCGGATATTGGCAACGCTGTAAAAAGAAATTGTTTATAAATAATACTGCATCGGGTGAAATAGAAATCAAATGCCCGAAATGCAAAACCGTACAAATCATTAATCTGGAGGGCAAACATGAGTAAAAGAAAATTGAACGTAATTAAAAAAGCAGGCGCCAAACAACCGATGTCACTGGCAGCGGCGTTACCTGACATGCCACAGGACGCAATACCACAGCCTCACCTTGTGCCGGAAATTGAAGCTGCCGAAAAATCTCTTGAAAAGCTTCGTAAGACAAATTATACAATTGAGGGAATGGCTAAAGAACTTGGTATAACAGAAATAAACGTATACCCCCACAAGCTCGAACTTACCGAGGCAAAGATCGGAATGGATTTGGTCAAGGATGGTAGGTATCCGTTTTTAATGTTGTTTGAAGGTGACGGTGATGGGGTTATCAATCTTGCCGTTGAGCGGCCTGACGGTACAGAGGCAGACACCAAAATATCAATACATAAAGTGGCCCGTGACACATGGAATACTGAACTTAAACATTATAAAATTCATAGCAGGGGTTTTTCCGGTGCTGTGTGTGTTCCTGCAAAAAGAATTATAAAATGCACCGCAAAGAAGATTTATTTACTATATTGATAATATATAGCGGAACCGTGGCTCGCCGGGTCGAAAGACTGGTTAAGAAAATGCCCTGATAAATAACGGACTTTACCCGCCAGGATCAAGAACCCTTTAGAGGTCGTTTTGTGGATAATACCACTTGACGACCTTTTTTTTATTGTTATGGCGAAGAAAAAGAAAAAGAAAAAACAAATTGAGGGCACTCATAATCAACCTACGCATCGTATGATTATTTATTCATTCGATTGTAATAGGGGGAAAGATGGATATAGAAGCACTGAAAGCCTTATACGGTACTGATAAAAAAGAAGATGTTATAAAGGCAAAGACCGAGACGCGCCAGGAAAAAGCATTTTCACCCCGTAAACCAAAACGGGTAGAAATGACAGCGGCTGAATGTAAAAAACTTTGTAAATCGGTAGGGCTTGAATACCTCGAAGGCTACGAGGCCCGCGTGGTTGAGCATGTTGTCACGGATGAAACCGTTGATAGATATGGTGACATTGTTAGGGCTGCTGGCGTTGATTTCAAAACCAATTACCAAAAGAATCCTACTATACAATATGCACACGATTACAAACAACCACCAATTGGCAAAAGTATCAAAATTTGGAATGATAAAGAAGAAAAAAATGTCAAATCATGGGGCCTATACTTTGATGATCGAATTGATAAGACCGGGCTAAGTGATACCATTTTTAAATTTATCGTTGCTGGTGCTATGCCTGCCTGTTCAATTGGGTTTGATCCTATAAAAGTAAATAATCCACGCAAAGCCGAAGAGCGTACAGAAATCGGATTAGGTGAATGGGGTGTTGAATTTATAAAGTCTGACATGCTTGAATATTCCCCGTGTTCAATAGGTGCAAATCCCAATGCGCTCCAAAACAGCATAAAGAGTATGATGTTGACACGGAAAAACTTTGACAAAATCAAAGAACTTTCCCTTGTCCCCGAGGATATGTACGCGGGTATTTTGGAAACAATAGAGAAAGCTATTGATAATGACCCGGAATTTGATATAAACAAAGTTGTCCCGGACGATAAAGAATATGAAGAGATCAAAACATCCGATAACGAACACGCGACACGGTTGAGTTCCCCCGACATGTATGATAAGTTCCGCAATTCGTTGAGGAAATCCGACGACAAAACATATTCCGTTATAAGTGGCAAAAAGAAATCGGATGGTAAATGGGAAGAGCATGCTTACAGATACAATAATGATTTATGGACGGCAAAAGAGGCTCGGAAACACAGCAGGGAAAACGACGGGATTGTGTTTGAGCCAGCCAATGGTAAGTCGGAAAGATTTTTTGACGATGATTCTTTTGAAGTAAAGTTTGTCGAAGCAATGGAAAGCTTCAAAGATGTTTACGAAAAAACAATCGTGTCAAACACTGAAGTAATTGAAAAATTAAATGAAATAGGTAAACAAATAGGCAACCTGAACATAACCCTTACACCTGACAAGGACAGTCCCCCTGCGGGCGGCGACCTGGACAAAGACACGTTTAAGAGTATACTTGGCGAAACCTTTTCGAAACCTTTATTTGGTGAGGGCGACAACTAATAGGAGATTATTAATGGAATTGAAAATTGAAGACATCAAAACAGCGCTTGAAGAGACAAAGTCTGAGATTAAAAGCAATATAAAGACTGCGTTACAAGCTGAATCCGATGCGGGAAACGAGGTCAAGGCCGCCCTGGATAAGAGATTAAAGAAGATTGAGGA